ATGGCAAAAAATATGCCGGAAATGGAAGAATATAAATATGGCTTTCACGACCGAGATGTTTCTGTTTTTCGCTCTGGTAAAGGACTTACACGCGAAGTAGTAGAAGAAATTTCCAGAATGAAAGAAGAACCACAGTGGATGCTTGATTACCGTTTGAAAGCTTTAGAACATTTTTATGAACGTCCAATGCCACAGTGGGGCGGAGATCTATCAGAATTGAATTTTGATGAGATCGTTTATTACGTAAAACCTTCAGAAAAACAAGGGCGCACATGGGATGAAGTTCCAGAGGAAATCAAGCAGACATTTGATAAGCTTGGTATCCCGGAAGCAGAACAAAAATATCTTGCTGGTGTCTCTGCTCAGTATGAATCTGAAGTAGTTTATCATAGCTTAAAAGAAGATCTGGAAGAGTTGGGTATTGTCTTTAAAGATACGGATACCGCACTGAAAGAAAATGAAGAGCTATTTAAAGAATACTTCGGTAAAGTAATTCCTGCTACAGACAATAAGTTTTCAGCATTAAACTCTGCTGTATGGTCTGGTGGTTCTTTCATCTACGTACCGAAGGGTGTACAAACAAGTACACCGCTACAAGCATATTTCCGTATTAATTCAGAAAATATGGGACAGTTTGAAAGAACATTAATCATTGTGGATGAGGGTGCTTCAGTACACTATGTGGAAGGTTGTACTGCGCCGGTTTATACAACAAATTCTCTTCACAGTGCGGTAGTAGAAATCTTTGTTAAAAAGGATGCGTATTGTCGTTACACTACTATTCAAAACTGGGCAAATAATGTATATAACCTAGTAACAAAACGTGCGACTTGTGATGAAAATGCTACGATGGAATGGATTGATGGTAACATCGGCTCCAAGTTGACTATGAAATATCCTGCAGTGCTCTTAAAAGGAGAAGGTGCACGTGGAATGACCCTCTCTATTGCTATTGCCGGAAAAGGACAATTGCAGGATGCTGGTGCTAAAATGCATCACTTGGCACCAAATACGTCATCTTCTATTGTATCTAAGTCAATTTCTAAGCATGGTGGGAAAGTATCCTACCGAGGTATCGTACACTTTGGACGGAAAGCTTCTGGTGCTCGTTCCAACATTGAGTGTGATACGTTGATTATGGATAATGAATCAACATCAGATACTATTCCATATAACGAAATTAATAATGATAATATCTCATTGGAACATGAAGCAAAAGTATCCAAAGTTTCAGAGGAACAGCTTTTCTATCTAATGAGCCGCGGCTTAAGTGAAGAAGAAGCAACTGAAATGATTGTAATGGGCTTTATTGAGCCATTTACAAAAGAACTTCCAATGGAATATGCTGTTGAAATGAACCGTCTCATCAAATTTGAGATGGAAGGGTCTATTGGCTAACCATTGATAACAGTGGGTTGAACGATTGGTGGGTGGTCTCTCACCCACAATTCACCCACAAAAAAGTTAATTTAAATACTGCTGGTACATTTCAATTGCATCATTCTCGATTTTTTCGGTAATGTGCAGATATGTGTCAGCAGTTGTTTTTATTCCGGCATGTCCTAAACGATTTGATACATATTTAATTGAAGCACCTGATTCTAACAAATGCACTGCATGAGAATGTCTTAAAGCATGAGGGGATAATATAGTCAATCCTGCTCGTTTACATACTTCTTTGAAATAATCTCTTACTACATTAGTTCTCAACCATCTTCCGTCTTGTTGGTGGAATAAAAGATCTTCAGCAGGCCTTTTGTAAGTTGGGTACCGTAGATACATTTCTTTTTGATTTGTTTTATGGCGCTTTAACATAAATAAAACGTGATCATCTAATTTAATAACTCTTGTGCTGTTCTTAGTTTTAGGTGTAGATATATAAGGAGTAGAGTTTAAAGGGTAAACGAGATTTTTATTTATTGTTAATTTATCACCTTCTATATCAGACCAGTGGAGTGCCAATGCTTCCCCGATCCTCAAACCAGTTCTTGACATTAGAGTGAATAATACCGAGTATTGGATAGAATGTTTGTATTTAGATTTTTTAACTGGATGGCAATGAGATAAAAATATTTCTAATTCTTTTTTCGTAAAGTATTTAAGTTGTTCTTCTTTATCCTTTTTAGGGATTTTTGATTTAGCGATAGGATTTGAATAAAGAATATTAAAATCGTGTACCGCACTACTTAAAGCAGAATTCATTATCGAATGTATTCTTCTAATGGTACCCTCTGAATATTTATCTGTAAGCTTGTTAAGCCACTTTTGGTACTCTGTCCTATTAATTTGTTTTAGTCTATACTTTCCCCATCGAGGAATTATATTTAATCTCACATTTCTTTCTTGTACGGAATACGTAATTGGTTTAAGGTTGGGTTTTTTATATACTTCTAACCAATCCAAGATGAATTTATCTAGATACTCTTCTCCATTCTCAGAGAAGCCAAATTGTTCAATATCTGTCTCTACTTTTGCTGCAGCTAATTGAGCTTCTTTTTTCGTCTTAAATCCACGCTTAGACTTTTCTTTATACTTATCTCCTTGTTTGTAACGCACTCTATATTCCCATTTACCATCAATTTTGCGAAAACTAGCCACAATGTTTCCTCCTATCTTATTTCTTCATGTATTGCTAACGGATCAAAAAAAATAATGTGTCGATCGTCTACCCTTACTTGTAAACCGTGCTTTTCTTTATAGTATTGCAGGCTATTCTCCAAAAAATCTTCTGTAATATTAAGTGTTTCCGCAATGTCGTACCTTGATTTACAACCCTGTTTAAAAGAGTAAATTAAACCTTCTAATGGTACTAACTTAGCAAAAGCCCATCTTCTTGCTATGTTTTCTTGTTTAACATTGTTTATTTTACTTTGATCTAATATGTCTCCGACCGTAAATAAATGGTGACCTATTTCTTCAGCTAATACGCATGCCTTTTCTCTGGAGGTCATTATGTTCTTGTTAATCCATATGACATTATCGCCATACAGCCCTTTAATCCTCTCCAACATTACCCGTTCCTGGACATCTAAATCGAGCCCGTGTGCTTCGGACTGTAAGCTTTCGTACATGTATTACCCTCCTATTTATTACGCTTTGATAAAAGGTACTTTTTAAAGTTTTCTATTTCTGTCAATTCTTCTTCCGTCCATTCTTCTCCGTCATGATGAGCAGCAATTGTATCTACTTCATCTAGACCGCCATCCTCTATTATTTGGCTTTTTCTCAAATTGAAATGAGTAGCTATCTTTTGGATTGCGCCCATACGAGGTTCTTTCGATCCACTCTCCCAAGTTGAAACAGCTTTATTGGAAACTCCTGCTATATCTGCTAAGTCCTGTTGAGTTAGGTCATATCTTTCTCGTATTATTTTTAGATTTTCGCTGATTCCCATAATGATCTCCCTCTATCGATTTTCTATTATAAGTAGATTGTATACTATAAGTCGAAAAATTTCAACATAAAAAGTCTACTTTTTCTACCTTTTTGCAGTTGACATTCTACTTTTGGTAGATTATGATTAACTTACATTCTTTTTCCGGGAGGTGAATAATTTGGAAGCAACTTTAAAACAAGCAAGATTATTTAAAGATTTGAGTCAGGCAGAAGTAGCTGAAAAGCTAGGGGTACACCGTCATACGTACATGAAATGGGAGAAGCACCCTGACGAAATGCCTTTAGGGAAAGCTAAAGAATTTTGTCGGATAACAAATCTACCAGTAGATATTATTTTTTTTACACCTAATTCTACTTTTAGTAGATTTAAGGAGGGGTTGGACAATGTTACAAGTTCAAGTTGACGAAAGTGCAGTAAAGCAAATGTACCAAGAAGCCATTAAAAGACAGCTGCAAGAATTAGATCAGGAACTTGTTTATTGGGATTCTAAGGAACTTAGACGCAGAACATGCATGAGTTGGAACACTATCCAAGATAATTTTTTTCACGAAGAAGATTTTCCGAAAGTGAAAATTGGAGGTAAGTGGTACTTCCCGGCTAAGGAAGCAACTGAGTTCCTTAATAAATGGTTAAAAGAAAAGGAGGCAAAATCATGACAGCTGAAGAACTGGAAAGCTTCGAGGAAAGATTTAAAGAAATTAAAATGTCACCTGTCCGTAACACACGCTTAACGGCACTAAAGAAAGACTTAGAAGATGCTTACAACATTCCAGAGCATTACTCAGTTGCTTTTATCAATAACAATCTGGAAGTCATGCGGTTGTATCGAGATGTATGTTATGCAGTCGACTTAGAGAGGGTGAGATAGATGAAAGTTGAAGATCTAATAGCACAAGGTGCAAAGGTGGAAGTTTCTTTCTACTGTGAAAACTTGAAAGAGGCTGAGGAAAAGCTAAAGCAATATAAAAATTTTGGGCGCATCGAAATGGAAAGTTACGGTATAACTCAATGGTTAAAGATCTCTTATGGAAATATTGAATTTATTGCTTATTACGAGGTAGGTGAATCAAATGACTAGCAAGATACAAGATAACTATCCATCCGAAGATTTTTTTCAGGCTTCAGATGAATTAGTAAATATACAGAAGAATTGCCTTAAATTATTGGATAGCGCTATAGAGGCACAGTTTTCCGGTACTGATAGGATTTTAGCTGATTTGGAGCAGGGGATAAAAGTGCTAAAGGCTTTTAACCATAAAAAGCTAAAGCGAGACGAACATAAAGGCCATGAATATGCCAGGAGGCATTGGTTTTGAAATACGATAGCTTAGATTGGTCACTGCTAGGGTTGTTTGTCGCTATGCTGCTATGGAATTTGTATCTACTTATTAATTACTAAAAGGAGGTGAGGTTGTGGGTGAATTAGCAGAAATGACTGTAAATGGTTTGTTATGTGAAGTATGTGGCGCATATGTAGAAGATTTTGAGGAACCAGGTTATCCAAGAAAATGTGAAGACTGTGAAAAGGAATAGGAGGGGTTAATCAATGTTTACACCAGATAGCGTAAGAATCGTAAATCAAATTGGAGATTTAGAGCGATATGCAGAACGATTACGAGAGCAAAGAAGCAAGTTAAGCAAGAAAGATAATCTGCTCAGTGATTCCTATACTATGGCAATCTGCAGCACATTAGATGCTATAGCAAGATTATCTAATAAGTTGGCTGTTCAGCAGGAGAGGAGGGACACAGAGTGCTCAGAGGAAGCTTAACAGGCGCTTTAGTAATTACATTAATCATCTTAATAATTATTTAGGAAGGAGAACTATAAACAATGCTAATCAAATTTAAATCTCTTAATCTAACAAACTTTAAAAGTCACCAGGATCTAACAGTTAACTTTGGCGAGGAAACAAAGATCACTGGTGACAATGCAAAAGGTAAAAGCTCCATATTAGAAGCTATTACATGGTTATTATATGGCACAGATGCCTTGGGAAGCAAATTGGATCCGTCCCCAGTAACTTACGAAGCAGAAGAAACAATGGTTTCACTTTTATTAAATGTGGATGGCAAAGACTTACTTATAGGTCGTGAACTAAAGAAGGGGAAGGCAAAATATTACATCAATGAGGTGCCTTCTAAGGCTACAGATTTCAACGAGGTACTTGAAAAAATGTTTGATAAGAACTTGTTTCTCTCTCTGTTTAATCCAAATTATTTCTTTACTTTGAAATGGACAGATCAAAGAGAAATGATTCTGCAGTATGTTCCGGCTCCGGCTAACAAAGAAGTAATTAAAGCATTGCCGAAAGCACAAGGAGAAGCACTAGCGGAGTTAGTTAAAAAACATTCGTTGGCTGATCTTGAAAAGATACACCGATCTAATAAAACCAAGCTAGATAAGCAGTATATAGCAGCACAGTCACGTACTAAAACACTGAAAGAGCAATTGGAGGATAATGCCCCAACAGTACCATTGGAATCTTTACAAGCAGAAGAAAAGCAGTTGCTAAACCAGATTAAAGAACTGGAAAAGGTGACTGATTCTGCAGGAGATACTAACCGTGAATTTAATAGTCTGCAATCCCAAGTACTCTCTCTTAATGACCAGATTGAAATGTCTAAAGAAAGATGGCCAAGGCTAAGGGATGAAGTGATTGAGGATGTTTGTAGAACATGTAAACGTCCATTGGATGACGAAGCGGTTGAAGCTGTAGAAGAAGATAAAGAAAAACGAATGAATGAATATAAGCAACAGCACCAAGCGTTAGTAAATAAAAGAAATGATCTGAAAGCTAAACTTGCGACTCTTGAATATGTTGATGTTTCTAAGCAATTTGAACAAATCCAAGATTTAGAACAAAAGCGCCAGCCAATTCAACAAGAGATCCAGAAGCATAAACAGTTTGAAGGAATGAAAGAACAAGTGAAAGAAGCTGCAGAAACTGAAAAAGAAACTCTAGAATCCTTAAATGAGTCCATCTTCATAATTGACAGCATTAAGGCTTTTTACGCAAAAGAAGCTGAATTACAAGCTGAAAAGGTACAAGCATTGTTTAGCACCTTATCTATTAATCTATTTGATGAATTAAAGAATGGTGAGGTTAAACCTACATTTGAAATAGAAATGGATGGTAAGGGATATAAGAAGCTGTCACTATCTGAGAGCATACGTGCAGGGCTTGAATTACGTGATGTGCTTAGTGAACAAAGTGAAGTAGTTACACCAGTGTTTGTTGATAATGCTGAATCCATTACCAAATTTAAAGAGCCGAATGGACAACTGATTATTAGTAGAGTTGTTGCTGGTCAAGAACTAAATATTGAGGGGGATAAATAATGAATAAATCACGTAAAGAGCGCCGTAAAGAAGCAAGAGAAAATAAGGTTCAATTTGCACCACAGTACCAAGGTAAACAGCCTTTAAGCTATGAGGAAATGTATGGCAAAGGATACGAACGTTTCAATTCAAAATATGTAACTATCAAGGAGGAAACCAATAATGGCAAAATTTAATATCGAAGTTGAGTTGGATTGGATAGACGAATTCGAAGACGGCAATCTGGACGATACGTTAAAAGAAGAAGTAATTAGTGGTATTCAATCACGATTGGTCAAAAAGGTTGAGAGCGAAGCTATTCAGAAAGTATCGGAAAAGGTAAGTGAAAAAGTTGATCAAGCTGTAGATGAGTTTTTAGAAAAGATAACTGCAGATAAAATTAGTGAAATTAATATTCCGCACAAATCAAATTCATGGGGTTCTGAGGTCACTATGGTTCCTATCTCTGAATTTATAGGTCAGCGATTCGAACGTATGGCAACAGAAAAGAATTTAGACGGCCGTGGTAAAGAGTACAGACGTTATGACAGCAAGAGCGGTCCATACTCTCTAATTGAGTATTTAACTAATAACTACATCTCTGAAGAATTAAATGACAAAGTAATTAAAATGATTCAGCAAGCGAAGAAACAAGCGGAAGAAACACTGATAAATAGCCTTGAAGATAATTTGCAACAACAGCTAAATGCTGACATGATTCAACGGTTAAACATTCCGGCATTGTTAGAACAGTTACAGAATCAAGTAGAACAAATTGAAGGAGGAAACAAGTAATGGCAAATAACAACAATCAATTACCAACATTAACTCCAGAAATCAGTGAGCATTTTAAACCAGAGGTACTCAAGGTGATTCGTAATTCAATCGCTCCAACAGCAAATGACCAGGAGTTTCTACTGTTTGCGCATAAGGCAGCATCTTATGGACTGGATCCATTCAAAAATGAAATCTTTTTTATCAAATATGGACAGACAGCAAGAATTCAATTCGCTGCTGAAGCTTATCTGTCGAAAGCAAGAGAAAAAGACGGTTTCCAGCCACCAGATACACAAATGGTTCATGAGAATGATGAATTCCAAATTGCAATGAACAAAGAAACGAAAGAAATGGAAGTAGTGAAGCATGAGATCGGATTCCCACGAGGGAAAATAATTGGTGCTTATTCAATTGCTTACCGTGATGGACATAGACCAGTAACCGTAATTATGGATATTGACGAAATAGCTCATATGTTTACTGGCCAGAACAAAGACAACTGGAAGAAATGGACACAGGATATGTTTGGTAAGCATGTGCAACAAAGAGCATTGAAAAAGCAATATGGACTTGAATTTGATGATGAAACAATCACTTATGGCCAAGAAGAAGGTGTGCCGGAATATCAGCCGAGAGAACGCAAGGACATTACACCTAATCAAGAACCAATTAACCAACCAGAACCAGAAGAAAAGCCAGAAGATAATGTTGTTGCTCTTCGAAAGCAAATGAAGCAGAAATTTAATCAAATTGGAGTAAAAGATAATGACGGTGTTAATGAGTATTTAAAAAAGAATAACGTTAAATTAAGCCAACCTGCTACGGAATCAGAGCTGATCGGTTTAATCGAACTATTGGACATGCACATTGATATGCAGGAAGCACAAGCGCAAGCTTCGGATGATGAGCTTCCGGAATAATGTTTAATCCACTTATAAAGCAGTTGCCGAAAGTAGTTGTATACGAGCGACATGCAGATTGTAAGTTATGCGGAAATGAAATTAATCCTGGCAAAGAAGAATATTACCGTGGGTATCGGATATGCCCGCGGTGCCAGGAAGAATTGGAGGTTATGAAATGACACAGATATCAAAAAAACATCTTGAGTTTGTAGGGGAAGCTAAGAAAGCATTTGAAGATAATCCAATACAAGAAACTCATCGTAATGGTGAAGAAACGCTTATTGCATTAAGAATGGGAGCAGACCGCGATTGTATTATGGTTTATAGATTGGATGGGTATGTTGGTAATTTTGTTCAGCAACTTCAACCAGTGAGAATAAATTCATATCCTGAGGTGAGTATATATGAAAGTAAACATACTAGCCTCAGGTTCTAACGGCAATTGTATCGCTCTTACTTCAGGTGATTCTACCATTCTAGTAGATGCAGGAATAGCTAAAACAAAGATAGAGAAAAGGCTTCTGGAAGTAGGTATTACACCTAACAACATTGAAGCGATATTTATTACACACGCTCATACTGATCACTGTAAGGGGCTTCCGTTGGCAAATAAATATAACATTCCTGTTTATGCAGGCGAAGAAGAATGGAAGGATATTGATTTAGTGAGTGAGGACTTATGTCATATAGCTGATCAAGAGTCGGTGTTAGTGCCATTCTCGGATGAGGATTGGGTTTTTGAAGTTTCACCTTTTGATGTTCATCATGATGCATACGAACCCAAAGGCTATGTAATTGAAAATGCTGAAGGGAATTTTAAAACTTCCATCTGTTTAGACACGGGGAAGGTAGACGAGATTATGCTTTTTCAAATGAGACACAGTGACATCTACATCATAGAAAGCAACCACGAGCCAAGAATGGTTGAAGCATCTGATTACCCAAATAGCGTAAAAGCAAGGGTTCTATCTCATATAGGACACCTATCCAATGCACAGACTGCTGAAGCGTTGTCCAAGTTAATCCAGGGCAACGGAGAGCAAATCTATTTAACGCATTTGAGCAGTAATAATAATCTTCCTGCCCTGGCTGAAATGACTACAAAAAGAGCCTTGTATCAAAAAGGGTTCATTGAAAATAAACATTATAAATTGGAGGTTGTTTGAGTGAGAGTTCTAGTTCCTAAAAAGGTAGCAGAAGCGCTTGATTATCATAAAGAGATTTGTAAAGGTATGTCACCAGACACAATTGACATGATCTTAATGTCCATTCCGTTCTCAACTGTACATGGACATGCTCTTGTATTGAAACAATTCGCTAAACAAAAACCTACCCTATACCTACAGGCAATAGCTAACGATTATGAACCAATCGTAGATATTGAAGAAGAAGTAGAGCAAATGCTTACTGATTGGTTAAACAAAAAGTATGTTGATGATGAAAAAACAGATGTTAAAAATTTTGCAAGAGTAGTTACTAATCATATCAAACAAAAATTATGAACGGATGATAAACCATGGCAAGTCCACAAACTAAAAATGGATATACACGGATTGCCAATGAGTTATTGGACCAGATTATAAAAGTTAATCTTAACGGTACGCAATTTCGCTTGGTTATGGCCGTGTGGAGATATACATACGGCTTCCAGGCTAAAGAAAAAGAGTTGTCTATACGCTTCCTTGCTGAAAAAACGGAGGCAAATAAGCGGCAAGTGGAAAGAGAACTTAAATCTTTAATTGATAAAAATATTGTTATTACAGGAGATAAAGGTGAGAGAGGGGCGAGAATGTTGAGTGTGAACAAGGACTATGAGAAATGGGGAGAAGTTGAAAAAACTAAATCTGCTGCAGAGTCTCCTAAGCCAAAGAAGAAAACGAACATCAAACCTAAATACAGCGAAGATAACACGTATTACAAGATGGCCACATACTTTTACACAGAAGTTAGTAGGGTCGCAGAAGAAGCAGGAGTGCCACACTTAACCAAAAAGGCAAATATGCAGTCTTGGTCAGATGATATGCGGAAGCTTATTGAGATAGACCAAGTAAATAAACAGTTAGCTAAAGATGTTATGGATTGGGTTGTGCAAGACTCTTTTTGGAAAACTAACGTGTTATCTGCTAAGAAGCTACGTGAAAAGTTTGCCGAACTAGCTATAAAAATGAACGCTCAAAAGAAACCTGTTAAACCAAAACAAGAACCAGATAGCAGAGATAAAGATATAGCGTTCCAACAGTTTGTAGCAGATGGCGGTGATCCAAGTGAGTTTAACTGGAACAGCTGATATATCTGCAGAACAATCCGTTTTAGGTGCAGTATTTTTAGATCCCAATGTCCTTGATGAAATTAGTTTTCTTGAGGACAGGGATTTCTTAGATGTAAAGCACCAGCAAATATACAGGGTAATGAAATGGTTAGATGATAAACAACAACCAGTGGATGTTGTTACTGTCACTGAAATGTACGTTAAGCATAATAGAGCAGATGAGGTTAGTGTTTCTTACTTTGCTCAATTAGCAGAGTCTTGTCCAACTACTTCAAATGTAAAATATCATGCCAACATTGTTCGCTCTAAAGCTATTAGAAGGCGTGGATCTGAAATAGGTAATCAGATAGCGGAACTAGCAAGAGAAGATTTTGAAACAGATGAAGATTATTTTGCAGCAGTTGAAGCATTGGCAACAGAAATAAGACCGGACGAACGAGGCAGAATGCAAAGTTTAAGCGAAACCAGGGATAAATACTTCAAGCATTTGCTCTCGAAAGAAGTTGAGTATATTGAAACAGGTTTTCCTCAGTTTGATGGTTGGGCGAATGGCGTATATCGCGGTGATTTATTTATATCAGCAGGAAGGCCTTCAGTCGGTAAGACGGCTAAATTACTACAACGCACTTTGGGAGTTGCTGCAAGCGGACCAGTATTATTATTCTCACAAGAAATGGACGAGGACCAATTAAAAGATAGAATGATCTCCAATATTACTGGTATCCCTTATAACCGCATCCGAAACAAAGAATTAAATCCAAGGCAATATGGAGAAGTTGAAGAAGCTTACAACCGGTTAGAAAAACTGCCAATTTATATACAGGACAGCAGTGGAGTGACAATCGAAGAAGTAAGAGCCACTGCCAGAAGATTTAAACGGAAATATGGTGATGTGGCTATGGTAGCCGTGGATTATTTGCAGATCATGAAGATACCACAGAAAAAAGGCGAGAACAGATCCACTGCTATTGGAAATGTAACACAAGCAGCTAAACAAATTGCCAGGGAATTAAAATGCGTGTTTATGATGTTGTCTCAAATGAGCAGAGAATCTGAGAAAAATAAAGGTAAGCCTATGTTAGCGGACTTAAAAGAATCAGGCTCCATTGAACAAGATGCAGATGTAGTTGAGTTTCTTTGGATAGATCACCATGACACGGAACCACAAGGTAAGGTTGTGCAACAGTTTATCGCTAAAGGTCGTAACACTGGATTGAATGAATTTAGGCTCTTGTTTAGAGGTTGGAAGCAGCAGTTCATTGAATTGGAAAAGAGAAAATAGGAGGTTAACTTGAATGATTGAAAAATATATTCAGATCAGCTTCATGGAGGCTATGTCATTAATTAATCAAGGTCAAATAAAGGTCGTCTTTTTCAAAATAGGAAAGTCACTTGTTCCTGCAAGAGATTATAAAGCAGACATTGACACTCTAAAACAGAAAAAATGGTTTAGATGCGAGGAGGTTAGCAATGAACAAATCAATTAATCAATTATGTACAGAAGCTTACCATATAGCTAAATCAAAAGGAGCTGGGTTGTATGAAATGCCCTATCTGCGATGGAAAGACGAAAGTTAGGGATTGCAGGGAATCCAGAGGTAGCTTTAAACGATATAGAGAGTGTTTGATCTGTTTAACTAGATTTGTAACGTATGAAAGAGTTGACATGGAGACGTTGTGGGAGGCTGAAAAATGACTAATAAATCAAAACTGCGAGGTCACGAAATAGAATTCACTAACGGCATATGGATATATAGCGACACCAAAGAACCAACCGTAAACAACGAAAGGGATTGCGGTCATTGTGGACTGTCTAATACAACAGAAGGACATGATGGATGTTTAGGTGCGTTGCGAGGAGTTATGAATGCTTGTTGTGGTCATGGGAATATAAACGAAGCTTATGTGCAGTTTGATGATGGGGTTATTGTTAGGAAAATGAACGCTATGAGAGCGATAGATAAATTATTGGATGGTGAATGATGAAAAATATAACAGTCGCTGCATTTACAAAAGGTGGCGGGCAAGAATCTATTGTATTACCTGGTGAATTATTGATTGATCTAGCTGACAATATTAAGAAAAACGGTTCAGAAACGGTGCATCTGTCGAGTGGAAAGTCATTTGAAGTAACTGGGTTGTTGATCACTGGAAAGGAATTTCATAAAGAAGGACGGATAATTGTATCAGAAGGATTGGAGGTTAAACAATGAATCTAAATGACTTAACAGAACATATCGAACAATGGGCAATAGATAGAAACCTAAATAACGCAGATCCACACAAACAAGCGTTGAAGCTAGGAGAAGAATACGGAGAGTTGTGCCAAGGAATGTCCAAAGGTAATAGAGAACAGGTAATTGACTCAATTGGAGATATGTATGTGGTATTAACCATACTCTCTATGCAGATGGGAACGGACATACAAACATGTGTAGATTACGCCTATAACGAAATCAAAGACAGAAAAGGAAAAATGGTCAATGGCGTATTCGTGAAAGAAGATGATTTATTATGAGATTCATAGGAATAGATCCAGCAAGCAAAACAGGATTTGTCGCATTAGATGAAGATGGAAATGTATTAAGAGCGAAGGAACTTACAGGAATTGGTGATAAGGATCCAAAGAGAATGATCACCTTAATAAATGACATTGTTGCTCACTTACAACCACAGGACGTTATCAGCATTGAAGGATTCCCATTTAGTACTCAGAAGGCAATGTTTGCAGGTGGCTTGCATCATGGCATCCGCAACGAACTATATAAGCGTAAATTGAAGTATTACGAGGTTGCCCCAAATGCAGTAAAGAAATTCGTGAACGTTACTGGATGGGAAGGAGAACCAGGTAGCAAGAAACGATTAAAAGGAGCCGCTAAGAAAAGGGCTGTTATGAATGCAGTAGAAAAGCACTTTGGCTTTACTCATCCTAGCGATAACGTGGTAGATGCTTATATCCTTGCTGAGATAGCCAGGTCACTTTATATAAAAAAGGTGAAACACGATTATCAGGCGGATGTACTAACCAAGATTAAATAGCATTAGTTTTAAAGTCGAAATAAGCGATTATGAGAGATGTTTAATAGATTGATAGTAATTGGTCATGAAACAGATTAAAACACTCACAGTGGATGGAAAACCATTAAAAATTAGGAGGTAAGTAGATATGAAGTTAAATGTACTGTTTAAGAAGATACAGAAAGATGATAAGAAAGAGGTATTGGAGTTTCATGTGCAGGGTGATGAATTAGAACACTCAGACGAGTTAGTGCAACTTGCAGGAAATATTGCAGTTCTGGAAGTAGAAAATAGTGAAGCTGGACAACTAACTGCAGAGTTTAAGTCCATACAGCGTGATAGCAAGAAAACGGTGCTTAAATTTAATGTAAAAGGTGATAGTGAAGATAAGGTGCTCAAACTATACACATTTGCTGGAAGAAGCGTTGTCCTATTCTTAGAACCATCTCAAATGAGCATAGAGGAATTTGAAGAAGCTACAGATCATGAAGGAATATCCTATGAAGTTAATAAAGATGGCACCGTTGAAGTTGAAGGACAATTAAGTGCAGATGATCTTCCTACAGGCGAACCGGATGACGTAAACTTTGATGATCCTGATATCTTAAATTAATAGATTTGGTCCTGGTTCTTCCAGGGCCAACCTCTAAAAAGGGGGAAAACAATGGTATTTGAACTGCCAGAACTAGACAGAAAAGCTACACAAAAAGAAGTTGAAGCAGCATTAGAGAAATATCGCATCTTTAAATACTTACTCTTTGAAGAGAAAGAAGCTTCTATAACTGCATCCTATGATGATGTGGGTGGAGGTAAGGCAAATACAATATCTGATCAAACAGGAATGATTGCTACACAGAATGTTGATGAACGAGAAAAGAGAAGGAAGTATTGCGAGAGGATTGAAAGAGCAGTTAGACGGCTTCCGAAAATGGAACAATTCCTCATTGAAGAAAGATACATGAGTGAAGAGTCGGAGTATTTAACGGACTACAATGTATATTGCTTTAAGTTCCAGCCACCAATTAGTGAACCGACATACTCTAAAATAAGGTGGAAAGCATTCTATAAAATAGCTTTAAACTTAAATATTGCTGTAACAGTTAGTGAAGATTAAGGCGCATCTAATCGGTGCGTCTTTTATTTGTGTTTGGATATCGTTGGAAAATCTATTAATTTCTTTTTAAAACGCATTTAATTCATTAGGACAAATAGGTGATAAATTTATATTATCAGAATTTGAATAAGTGATAACTAACCTAATGGAAATAATTAGGTGTCCGCTAATTAGACGGTACCATTTGCTGTCTACTAATTAGCCGGGTGTGGTGTCTACTAATTAGACGGTAGTGCTGTCCGCTAATTAGCCGGGTGTAAAAATAGTTTCTTCATTATATGCAAAAATGCTAAAGAAAACATTAAAGAAAACATTAAAGAAAACTATGTAGTAAATCATCTTTTTAATATAAAGGAGGATGTATATGAGAGTAATGGATCATCTAAGCAGTGAGCAAAAGAAAGCATTAGGATTCAACAGACATAAAAAGAAACCACCATCTAAGAAGATAGTACATCAAGAGAGATTATCAGCTGCAGAACTGGAAGAGCTGATGGGTATTAATAGAGATACTTATAAAAGAGTGAGAGGGAAATGGAGGCAAAGATAATGTTTAGTAAAACAGTGGAGCTTAATCATCCGTACAAAGTAACTAAATATAAGTTCTTAGGAATTCTCATTTATAAAAAATATGAACACAGAGGAGCTAGATAATCATGAAAGTATTTATACGTAAGACTGCACAAGGATCCGAGTACTGGGACAATAAAGAAAAGAGAACGTTGTTTGTACCTGCAGGTAAGAAGCCAGGGTTTGAAGTTACTGAGGACCCAGAGAGTATGATCGGTAATGAGCTTAATTTAAATGAAACATTACACAATGAAATATATCTAGATGATATGAATAAAGAGCAGCTGCTAGAGTTTGCTGAACAGAATGAGATAGATGTACCAGGTAATATGAGTAAAGAGGATACTATCCGTAAACATATTGCTGATACCTTAGCTGCTGCTGAGTAATGAAGTACTGTGACTTTAATGGGTGTAGTAATAAGATAAAGAGTGGCTATTACTGCAGTGAACATAAAAGGTCTAAGAAGTCTGCAAGAAGTAAGCGCAAGAAGAAAGAGATATATCAACACGATAACAAACAGTTCTATAATTCAAAGGCTTGGAAAGATGCTAGAGCATATGTCTATGAAAGAGATCGTGGACTATGTCAAAGATGTGGGATGTTTGTATTTGGTAGACGAGCACACGTTCATCATGTCATACCAATTAAAACAGACTCCACACTTAGGTTGGATCCTAACAATTTAAAATTACTTTGCAGAGATTGTCACTTCATTGAGGAAAATGAAGAGAAGCAAGAAAAAGTTTTTCCGAGTTATTTTGGATAGCCCCCCCTACCAAATAAAAAATTTTTCAATTTGGGAAAGATAGGTAGCAATGGGGTCATCTCTTTCGCTAGACAAGATTTTTAAAAACAAAGGGGGGTGTGAATATTGAGCACCAAAAAAGAACGCAGAAAAATTGTGTTGGAGAAAACCGAAACTGAAAGACAACGCATATTAAAAATTATGAGGGATGCTGATATTTACACCCTTACACTGGATCCGTTAATTGAAAGCTATCTCGATATCTATGAGGTTTACATGACTATGTTCATAGATTGGAGAGATAAAGGTTTCCCAGCAACACAGCGCCACACGAATAAAGCCGGGGCTGTTAACAACTCAAAACACCCGCTTGCTCAACAAGTGGAAGTATGGTCCGACAAGAAAACAAAAGCGTTGGATTATTTAGGCCTTACTAACAAGGGGAAAAACGGTAATGGTGTTACTGGTGGATCGTCTGTAAGGAAAGATGAAAAAATGGAGAAACCAGAAAAGAAAGTAAGTGAATTGGATGCGCATAGAAATAAGTGGCGCAATAAGGCAGGTGGCTGATTTATGTGAGTAACATAGAAAGAGGCGTAAATTATGCCGATAAGTTTGCTAGAAAAGTAAGAAGAAGTCCAAAGAAATATCCAGATACAATCAAGCTTGCTGTAGATCGTTACTACAGATGGAAAAAGAGGAAAGATATTTGGTTTGATGTTGACCGAGCCAATGAAATGATGGATTGGGTTCAAACGTTTATCCGACATGTAAAGGGTAATATGGCTGGACAATCTTTAATCTTGGAAGACTGGCAACGATTTATCTTTAGTAACATCTACGGTTGGATGCGAGAAAATGAACAAGGGAAAGCAGTTCGCGTTATACGAGAAACCTATATCCAAGTACCAAAGAAAAACGGAAAGACCTTGCTTGCTGTTGGTGCGTTAGGATATGCCATGTATGGCGAAGGGGTGCTTGGTGCAGATTGTTATTGTTGTGCATCTGATTTTAACCAGGCTCAATATGCTGCTAAGCCATTTGCATCCACCATATTAAACCATGAAGCTTTAACAGATTGTAGTACTATCTATAAAGGACCAAAGGGAACTATATCCTCTGTAACATTTGATTATCTTTATAACGATTTAGCTTATCAAAACCAGTTTATCGTTATGAGTAAGAATATTGGTGGTATTGAAGGGTCCAACCCTCACTTTGTACTTAATGATGAATTACATGCTCAGGAGAAAATGGAGCAATACGACAACTTCAAATCTGCTCAAATTTCTCGTGACGAACCATTGATGTTTAATATCAGTACTGCAGGTAAAGGTTCTTCCAGTGTTGGTATGCGTGTTTATAGAGAAGCAAAAGAAGTACTTAAAAATGATGATAATGATGCTTCATTCGTTATGATCTATGAACCAAACAAGGGTTATGATTGGAAAGACCGTAAAGTGTGGGCAATGGTCAATCCTAACATTGGTATTTCCGTTACAATGAGCGCTTTAGAAACAGAATTCATTACAGCTGCAAGATCTGCTCACAAGAAAGCTGAGTTTTTATCTAAGCACCTTGATGTCTTTGTAAATGGTGCGGAGAACTTCTTTGAACAAGATCAGGTGGAACATATACTTGTTGATGATCTTGGAGATCTACGAGGCGAAACATGTTACCTTGGCTTAGATTTATCAAAGACAACCGACTTAACTTGTGTCAATCTAAACTTTCCTACTTGGGATGAGGAAGGTCGATCTATCTTAAAAGTAAAACAAATGTACTTTATCCCAAATGAAAATATTGAGACAAGAGAGAAAGAGGATAATGTTCCATATACAGATCTAGCTGAAAAAGGTTTTGTGGAATTTTGTGACGGTAAAATGATTGATCAAGACCAAGTACTGGATTATATAACCGAATGTATGGATCTATATGATGTACAGCAGTTGAATTATGACCCTGCTATGTCTCAAAAGCTGATTGAGAAGGTCGAGAACCTTGGTTTAGAGTGTATTGTTGTTAACCAATATCCGAAGGTTATGAACGCACCCCTTGATGATGCTGAATTGTTGATATACGAAGAAAGAATAATTACAGATAACCCACTATTTATATATTGTGCTCTTAATGTAGTGGTAGTTACAAACATAAACGGAATGAAAGCCCCAAGTAAGCGACAGTCCAAAAAGAAAATTGATGGATTTGTGGCTTTTTTAGTTGCTCATAAAGAAACAATGATGGTAATGGATGATATCGATGAGAACGGGATGGATGAATTACTTGCAGATATTTATAGGTAGGAGGTGGGAATTATGAGCAAAGCACAAAAAGAAAGCTATTACTGTATGAATTGTAACTGGGAAATTAAAGATACACATCGACATATGGACGGTATCAAATGCCCTGAATGTGAAGGACCAGTAATGACAGGACCTAGATCTCCAAAAATAATATTAGAAATATCTGATCCCAATGAACCACCTAAAGTTTTTGTTGATGGCAAAGAGGTTAAAGTCAAAGACATTAATTATGAGTATGTAACTGGATCAGATGTTTATTATGAAACACACGAATTATTAATGTCCGTTGCAGATAATGATAATAAGCATTTTAATAAGATCGGATTTGAAAAATAAACAGGAGGTGATTCAATATCTAATCCATTACGAAAGGCGGTGATAAATATTGGGATTAAGAGATAAGTTTTCAAACTATGTATATAGTAAGCTCGAAAAAAGAATGAGTGAATATCCAACAGGATCCGTTCGATTTCCATCATTGTTTGCAAATGACGAAAATATCTTGGAGTCTTCTGATGTATATGAATTGATACAGGATATCAGTAACCAGATGATGTTAGCAGATATTGTCGTAGAGGATGGTAAGGGTAACGAAACAAAAAATAGCCAGGCACTAAAAGTTTTGGGAAATCCAAATGAATACCTAACTCAATCAGAATTTATTAAACTGATGACAAACATATATTTATTAAAAGGTGAGGTCTTTCCATTATTGAATAATAAGCAGCTCCATTTGCCTTCTGATGTGTACACTGAACTGGATGCGAGTTTAAAAGCACACTTTAAAATTAATGGGATAGAGATTTCTCCCTCGATTATACGACATATTAAAAATATCGGAACCAATCATTTAAAAGGTGTTGGTATCTTAGAACTTGGAAAGAGCACGTTAGAGGGTGTTATGAACGCTGAGAAGGTTTTGACTGATAAATATATAAAAGGCGGTCTACTGGCTTTTATGTTGAAATTAGATGCACATATTAATCCGCAGAATGGTGCGCAGTCCAAACTGATTAATGCAATATTGGATCAGTTGGAAGCCATTGATGATTCCAGGAGTGTTAAAATGATTCCTCTTGGTAAAGGTTATTCTATCGATACCATGGAAAGCCCGATTGATGATCAAAAAACACTTGATTATCTAAATATATATAAAAAGGATTTAGGAAAGTTTTTAAACATCAATGTGGAAACATACCAGTCGCTAATAAAGAGTGATTTTGAAAAAGCAATGATGTATTTGCATAATAAAGCAGTTAAACCAATAATGAAAAACTTTGAAGACCATTTGAGTCTTCTTTTTTTCGGCCCAAATTCAAAACGTCGTATTAAATTTAAGATTAATGTCTTAGATTTTGTTACCTATTCTACAAAAACAAACATTGGCTACAACATTGTGCGTACTGGTATCACAACTCCTGACAATGTTGCAGATATGCTTGGTTTTCCTAAACAGAATACTCCTGAAACACAATCAATCTATATTAGTAACGACTTGTCTAAAATCGGTGAGAAAAACGCAACTGATAATAGCTTGAAGGGAGGTGAATCAAATGAGCAAAACGGAAATGGAAGTTCGGGAAATACTGACGAATAAAATTGAAATTCGTGAGGACGAAGATGGAAACCGGACATTAACTGGTTATGCAGTTAAGTGGGAAAAGAAATCACATGTATTGGGCATGTTTTTTAAATTCCGCGAGAAATTTAAGAAAGGCGCTTTTGCTGACTCATTAAATAATGATGATCAAAGGTATTTGTGGTCTCATGATGTGTCAAAGGTTCTCGGCAGAACGAAGAACAACACATTACGTTTAGAAGAAGATGATGTGGGATTGCGTTTTGAATTGGATTTGCCTAAAACAACACTTGGAAACGATACCTATGAGTCTATTAAACGTGGCGATGTTGATGGAGTAAGTTTTGGTTTTCGCAAAGAGGATGATGAAATCGAAGAGCCAGATGATGATTTGCCAATCAGAACTGTAAAGAAAGCAAAGTTATTAGAAGTATCTGCAGTAGCATTTCCTGCTTATCCTGATTCGGAGGTGAGTGCTCGCGGATATGACAGGATGAAGCAATATGAAGATGAGTTGCAGGAATATCGTGAAGAAAAAGCAGCAAAAATTAGAACTTTAATTAACTTATAGAGGAGAATGATAGATATGGCGAGTAAAGTTAAATCATTGAAAGTACATTTGCAGTTTTTTGGTAAAAAAGATAATAGGTTAAAAGAAATAGAGGACCGCCTGGAAGAAATCCGAGGCATGATGGATGATGATGAAAAACGTGGGGATGCAAAGTTTTCTGATTTAGAAAAAGAGGTTCGTGATTTGAAAGAGGAAAAGTCTGAGTTGGAAGCGCGTCAACGTATGCTTGATGATCAAGAGGAAGAGCGTGATGATGATGAGGAGCAACGTGATGAGGAAGATGACAAAGACATTGAAGAACGCAAGGAAGAATTAACAGATGAGCAACGTGAAGCGCTTGGTGGCAATCTATCTGGAAAAGGAAACAGCGCAGAAAAACGTGAAAAAGAAGTACGAAAAGCATTCGGACGTTTTGTTGCTGGACAAATAACCGAAACAGAAGCACGTGAATTAGGTATTGTTACTGGTAACGGTGCGATAACGGTACCTAAACAAATTGCGAAAGAAGTTATTTCTTATGCTCAGGAAAATAATCCATTACGTAAATATGGTACACCTCACCGTACTAAAACAACTCAAGGCTTTCCTATTCTGGTTAAGAAAGCTAATGCACAAGGACATAAAGACGAACGCACTACATCAAATCCTATGCCAGAGACAAGTATTGAGTTTGATGAAATCGAATTAGAACCAACAGAATTTGATGCTTTAGCAACAGTAACTAAGAAGTTGCTGAAACGGTCTGACATTGCTGTTGAAGAAATCGTTATTGAAGAATTGAAGAAAGCTTATGTACGAAAAGAGTCACAATACTTTTTCCGTGGCGATGAAGTTAATAATCTTAACCCTGGTTCGCTTGCTAAAAAAGCAGTTGCATTTACCATTCCGGATGGAGAACGTCCAGACTTAAAGGTTGGTCAACAAGTATATGATGCACTAGTTGACTTCAAAAATAGTGTAATAGCTTCTGTCCGTAAACGTAGTATGTTTATGATTAATGATGCTGCATTAACTTTAATTGAAAAAATGAAAACAACTGATGGATTCCCTATTTTCAAACCTTTTGAACAAGCTAGAGATGGTTTTGATGGGAAAATTCTAGGGTTTAACACTGTTGTTACAGAGTTCGCTGATAAATCGGACGTTGATACAGACACTCCTATGATTTATTTTGGCGACTTTAAAACTTTCCATTACCAAGACGTTATGGGGTCCATGGAAGTGAACCGACTTGTCGAGTTGTATGCTAAATCTAATCTTGTAGGACTGCAAATTTACAACATTGTTGATGGGCAGTTAATTTACAGCCCGTTAGAACCAACAATGTACAAGTATGAAGTTGTACCTAATACGCCTGCTCCATAAAAAGAGGTGATTAAATGACCGAACAAGAATATCTCACTAAATTAAAATCACATATACATTGGGAAGAGGGCATGGATGATTCCATGCTCCCTTTTTATGTTTCAAGAGCCAAAAAATATGTGAAAAGTGCTACTGGTAAGGAAGACGAATGGCTAGTCATTATGGTTGCAGGTATTATGAATGATTATCGTGTGTCTGAGAAAGAACTTGGCCAGGCTCTTGATTCATTGACTCCTTTTATTGTGCAGGAGGTGTATGATGATGCCGAAACGACAGACCAACAACCTTAAATGGAATGCTGACTTGATGAAGCTAGATGAATATGTGGATCCGGAAACTGATCGTGTAGTTATTGGATATGTGAAAGTGCGAAATCTTAAATACGACAATATCGGTGTCACTGCAGCTGATAAGTTTACATTTAAGGATGCGCAAGAAATCATGAAGAAAATTGAAACTCGTTTGGATAGAGAAGTAGAAAACAACCAGGATGATTATCGTGTGAAGATTGGCGCACGAGTCTACGACATTGAAAGATTATATGTGCGTGAGGATGATCGCATAATGGAGTTGAGTTTATCCTATGCAGATTAATTTCCAACAATTGAGAACGATACTAAAAAGCTCTGGTATGCCTGTATATCGTGACAGTGAACCTACCAGTGCAGTTTATCCTTATATTGTTTATGAATTTGTAAATGAAATCCATAAACGCACGTCCTCAAAAGTGATTAAATCCATGCCTTTATACCAAATTGCTGTTATTACAAATGGTACTGAAGCAGATTACGAACCACTAAAAAAAGCACTTAATGAATTTAATGTCTCGTATAGCCAATTTGAAGGTTATCCGTATGACGAGAACGATTCCACCATAACTCAATTTATAACGAATGTACGGTGTGTAAATGGCTAAATATGGGGTGGTTTAATGATTCAATACGTAACTTGTGAAGATTGTTTACGTAAAGGTGAAGAGCGACAACCTATTGAATGGAGAATGGAAGAGGAACCAGTAACATCAATTCAATGTCCATACTGCGGAAAACATTTGAACGAAGGCGCTTCTAATTGAGGTGTCTTTTTATTATGTAGGTGATTAAATGGCTTCTAACAATAATGGTTTTGCAGATGCTCTCCAAGATGTTAATACTCTATTAAAAGTGAATGAGGAAGTAGAGAAAGATATTTTGGAAGAAGCTGCGCAGTATTTTGCAGATAAGTTAAGACCAAGGATTCCTAAATCAGATATGAATGGGAAGCATCTACAAGATGCATTGAAGGTCGTTGTTAAAGGGGACAAAGTCTCCGTTGAATTTGAGGATTGGGCCTTTTATTGGTACATGGTTGATAAAGGACATAAAAAGCGTGGAGGTCGTGGCCGAGTTAAAGGACAGCACTTTGTTCAAAACACATGGGATTCAGACGGTGACAAAGTAGCTGACATTATGGCCAACAAGATTATCAAGAAAATGGGAGGTTAATATAGATGACAAAAGCACAAGAATTATTGTATGTAGTAACGATTGAATCTTTGTATATGGCGTTTATGACTGGTGGGAAAGATAGTCGAGATGCTATTCCTACTTATGATCCAGAGATATTTCAGTTAGACAATATTGTTGAACTTGGAATTGCTGGGAACCAAACAACTGTAACAAAGTGGGCTTCTGGTAAGATGTTTGTTAATGCAAGTAAGAACTCTAATTTCACCTTAAGCTTAACTCATGTTGCTCTTCCTCAGGTAGTTAAAGATAAAATTGACGGTGTTACTCCAAATAAAGGGGTCTCATTTGATACTTCAGATGTCAAAGAATACCCAATGTTTGGTATGGGTTTTACAGCTAAGTTAAGTGATGGATCACGTATTGCTCGTTGGTATCCTAGGGTACAGAAAACACCTGCAGAAGAAACATTTGCAACCTCAACTGATGAACAAGAGGTGCCAGATGTATCAGCAACTTTTAATGCTACTCCACTTTTATTTAATAACGTTACGAAAGCTGACTTTTCAGAAGTTCGCGATAGTGCAACTGGTGTGACTGCTGACGACTTCATGAAACAAGTAGTGGCTGATGAATCTCAATTAGATACTCTATTTCCTACACCCTAGTAACCCCGTAACGGTAACTGTAGATCCAACAACAGCTACAGTTGCAGCAGGGGGCACTCAGCAATTAACCGCAACAGTGACGAATGCAACAGATGCAAGCGTTACTTGGTCATCCAGTGACGATCTTATAGCAACAGTCGATACAAACGGATTAGTTACAGTAGTGAGCGGAGCAACAAGTGCTGAAACTGTAACCATAACAGCAACAAGCGTGGAAGATGGAACAAAGACAGCTACAGCAACAATAACAGTAGCATAGGGAGGAAACAATTTTGGCTAGGCTTAGCGATTTAGTAAATGTTAATATCAATCGAAATACGATTATAATTCAAGGTCAAGAAATACCAGTTATATTTACTTTCAAAAGCTTTCCTTATGTAGAAGAAGCTTATGGAAAACCATATGAAGTATTTGAAAAAGATATCAATCGATTGGTGAAAAAGGGTCAATTTACATTAGGGAAAAAGGAAATCAAGTTAATGAATTCTCTAATTTACGCAATGGTTAAGAGTGGTGGAACGGAGTGTACACCTTATGAGTTAGAGAACGCTATTCCTATTAATGACTTACCAGCAATATTTGAAAAAGCATTTGACTTGTTCCAAGGACAAAACTTCCAAATTGAAGATCAAAATAAGTTAAAATCAGAAAAAAAAAGTTAAATAAGCAAACTGATGAGTCTCAATCCCCTACGTTGGATTGGGACTTTTATTTTTATGTTGGAAACACCTTATTAGGTCTTAGCATGGAAGACTTTTTCAACATTACCCCAGCACATCTTCTCAAACAATACATTATGCACGTTAAATATCATAATCCAGAAGCATTGGTAGAGAACCAACAAGACAAGCAAGTATATACGTTAGATCAGACACCGTTTTTGTAGAAAAGAGGTGAGGTTATGGCCGATAAGGAAAGAAATGTTGTCCTCAATTTTAAAATGGATGGACAAGTACAGTATGCTGAAACGATTAAAGACATAAACAGGGTTATGAATGTAGCTGCTAAAGAATATAAAAATCATGTTGCAGCAATGGGAAAAGATGCTAAAGCAACGGATAAGCTTGCAGCAGAAAAGAAAAAGCTAGAAATACAAATGCAGGGTGCTCAGAAACGTACTCAGATGCTACGTGATGAATATGAAGCAATGGCCAAGGATACTAACACTTCCAGTGCCGAACTTGAAAAAATGTATGGAAAACTATTAGACTCTGAGCGAGCAGAAATGGCATTGCAAAAGTCACTAGATCGAGTGAATGATGGATTATCTGATCAAGCTCAAGAAGCAAGAGAAGCCATGTCACAGTTAGATGATTTAAAAGGCGAAAGTAAGTTGTTAGAACAGGAACAAAAGAATCTAACAGGCGCTTTTAAATTGCAAACAGCAGAGCTTGGAGATAATGCAAGCGAAGCAGAAAAGACAGAACTTGCTCAAAAGCAATTAACTCAACAAATGGAGTTAACGGAGCGGACCGTAGATAATTTGGAAAAGCAATTAGAAGCTACCAAGAAGATCTACGGTGAGAACTCTGTCGAAGTCCTGCAAATGGAAGGTAAATTAAATGATGCCAGGTTAACAGTTCAAAAGTTTAGTAATTCGCTGGATGACATAGAAAATAGCGGTAAGGATGCCGGAGAAGGTTTAGAAGAGCTTGGCAAGAAAATGGACTTAAACAACTTATTGGAAGCTACTGAGTTGCTTCAAGGTGTTACTGATAAGTTATTAGAAGTTGGTCAAGCTGCATTTGATAGCGGAATGGCTTTTGCTGATTCTCAAACGAATTTACAGGCTAATTTAGGCTTAACTGCAGATGAAGCCGAAAAGCTTAATGATGTTGTAAATGATGTGTTTAAGAACGGTGTAGTTGATTCTATGGAAGAAGCTAATGAAGCGGTTATTCTCACCAAAAGAACCTTTAAAGATCTTAATGATGTTGAATTAGAAACAATAACAAATAAAATAACAACTATTGCTAAGCGTACCGGAACAGATGTACAAGAAAATATTCGTGGTGCTGAACAATTAATGATAGCTTTTGGGTTAAAAGGTGATGAAGCTTTAGACTTAATTGCTTCTGGTTATCAAAATGGATTAAACCGTAGTGATGATTTTATGGATACACTTATTGAATACTCGCCTTTATTTGAGCAAGCAGGTTTTGATGCAGAACAAATGATGAATATAATTAATAATGGCCTTGAAAGTGGGGCTTTTAATGCAGATAAAGCAGCAGATGCAGTTAAAGAATTTGGTGTTTTCATAAATGACGGAAAAATAGCAGATAACATTGAATTATATAGTAAAGGTACCCAAGAACTATTTGACAAGTATAAGGACGGAAAAGCGACTGCTGCAGATGTTTTTGCATCCATAAGTCAAGATATAGTAGACACAGATGATAAGCAAAAGAAATATGAAATGGGTGTGTCTGCTTTTGGAACAATGTATGAAGATCTTGGCGATAAAGCAGTTGAATCTTTTTCTAAAACGGGCGGTGCAATTGACAAAGTAAACGGCAAAGCTGATGAAATGGCTGAAAAGGCACCAGGAGAGAAATGGCAATCATCTTTAAGAGAATTGCAAGATGCTCTAATACCAATTGGGCAAACAATAGTTGATACATTAACTCCTGTAGTTGAAAAGATATCAGAGTTAGGAAAGTGGTTTAAAGAATTACCTGAACCTGCTCAAACATTTATTACTGTGTTTGGGGGTGTAATTGGAGTAGCGGCAGCACTAGCCCCTGTTATTATTGGTTTAGCAGTAGCCTTTACTGCTTTAAATGTATCGCTTTTACCAATAATCGCTATCATTGGAGGAGTTGCACTTGCGATAGCAGGTATAGTATTAGTTATCCAGAACTGGGGAGCGATCACTGATTGGATAGGTGAAAAATGGGATCTATTTACTGCTTGGCTTTCTGAATCCGTCTCAACTCTAGCAACTAACTTCGTCAATTGGTTTAACGATATGAAAACGGGCGCTGTTGACAAATTTAATGAACTGAAGGATAAGAGTATTGCTAAAGTGGATGAACTTAAAACGAAAGGTATAAATACCATAAAAGGTTTTAAAGATGGTGCTATAAATAAAGCAAACGAATTAAAGAATGGTTTTGTGAATAAAGCGCAAGATTTAAAGCAAGGGGCGATTAATAAATATAATGAACTGAAAAACGGAGCAATAAATACAATTTCTGGACTAAAAAACGGAGCCATTAACAAGGCAAATGAGATGAAGACTAGTTTTGTAAATAAAGTAAAATCCTTAAAAGATGGTGCCATAAATCGGTTTAATGATCTACGGAGCAAAGCTTCTAGTGTTATGGAACAAACAAAAGACAAAATAGTTTCTCCGATTGAAAAAGCTCGTGATTTAATTAAAACGGCCATTGAGAAAATTAAGGGATTCTTTTCTGGTCTTGGTGATAAATTAAAAATTAAAATACCTAAGCCGAAATTGCCAAGGTTTACTATAACTGGTGGGTTTGATCTAACGCCTCCTGATATATCTGTTCCTAAGATAGGGATTAAGTGGAATGCAAAAGGCGGTATCTTTACGCAGCCTACTATATTTGGTGCAAGTGGAGGGCAATTGCAAGGAGCAGGTGAAGCGGGTCCAGAAGCTGTACTTCCTCTTAATGAAAAAACATTAGGTGATATTGGTAAGGGTATTGCCAGTTCTATGGGTGGAGATACCAAAGTTGAAGTTGTCGTATATCTTGATACAGACGAGGTAAATACAAAACTTGCGCCTGGGATGAGTAAAAAAATAAACGATAATAACAAAATAATAGCCCGTAGTAATGGGGTGATCAGAACATGATAACAATGGATGATAAATATCGTTTTGAAGACTTTGGGTTTGATTGCGAACCAGGTAACGAGGATCCAATCAACCCTGATTTTGAACATAAAACACTGAAGATACCAGGTAGACCGGGTCTTTGGAATTTTGGAAGTGAAATAAAAGAAAAAGTGTTTGGTTACAATTTAAAAATTATGGATCGATTTTATGAAGATAGGCAGCGGAGGTTTAACGAACTCGTTGCTTTTTTGTTTGATGATTATGGACAACCGAGGGAAATAAAAGTAGTTAGAGATTATGAGACTGATAAGCATTATATAGCTAAGTTAAACCAGTCATTAAATCCTACTTGGGATGTGGAAGAAGGGTCACTTACAATAGTGTTTGTTGCTGAGGATTCATATAAGAAAATGAATGTTGAAAACCATGAGATACATTGGAATAGCGAAACGGCTTTTTATACAGATAGCTTTAATATGAACTCAACGTTTGTAGATGATGAATTAATCACTGCTCCAACAACATTAGAAACTACAGTACACGGGTTAGCGATAAGACCAGATATATTAATTCATGGTTCTGGAACAAACGTGGAGATTAGTGTAAATGGGAAATCATTTAAGCTTAAAGACTTTACGAATGCTAGTTTCCTATTACGTGGATTGGATTATACATGCTTTAAAAATGGTGTGGAGAATTTAACAGAAATGATAGGTGATCACCCAACGCTATTACCTGGTAACAATCAAATACAAATAACAGGAACGAATATGAACTTCAAATTATCAATAAGGTTAAGAGATCAATTTAATTAAGGACGGTGGTGGTTTTGGTACTAAAAACAATACCTACTAATATACGCTTTCCTATGTATAAAGGTGTGGAGTATATTAATGAAGCTATTAAGGCGGCAGAACGATCAGATACTAATGCTGCTGAAGCAAAACAAAATTCAATAAATGCAGAAAATATTGCAAACCAAGCAAACGATAAATCGGATTATACGCAAACACAATTGGATGCAGTAACAGGAGCAAGTACGATTGACCCTGCTGTAGAGCAGATGAAAGTCGGCAGTGATGGAAGTACCGTTTACGCCAGTCCTGATGAGAGAGTGCGGACAGAGCATAATCAGGTTAGTTCGCAGTTGGAAGATATCGCGATAAACGTAAAATCGTTTGGTGCAAAAGGTGATGGTATTTCAGATGACACAATTGCTATTCAATCAGCAATAGATAGTCTGCAAGAAGGTCAAGAATTGTTTTTTCCAAAAGGAAATTATTTAGTTAGCAAAAACACTACTTTGCCTATGTATCCGAATAATGACCAACCATGCTTGGTTGTTTTGCAGAAAAATAACGTTAATATAGTTGGATATGGAGCGAAACTTAAGGTGAATATACACGCTCAAGGCGTGTTAGAAATCAGACAGTCAACTGATGTAAATATTAATGGATTAATTGTTGAGGGGTGTGGTGTATTCCCCCCGCTAGATGGAAATACTGGTCGTGGCGAAAAAGGGGGCTCTGATGGAGGATATAATACAGAATCATATTGGGGAACAAAAAGGAATAATTCATATGACACAGCACTAGGAACTTTCAAAGGAGGGATTATCGGTAACGTAGGAATCGGTATTCTAGTTTATGATGGATCAAAAAGAATAACTTTAAAAAATATAGAAACATTAGGATTTAACTATTGCGGAATCTCTATTGGTACGTTTGATGAAGATAAAGAATACTCACAAGATGTATCGATTGAAAGGTGTTATAGTCACGACAATTATAGTGGGAATTTCAACTTTCACAACTCTAAAAGAGGGAGTCTTATCGCTAGTAAATCAGAGAACTCGGGGCATCCTGATTCTGATCCGGTTAATGATTCACAAGTTAACCCTGGTTATGGCGTAGTTTTAAGGCAATCAGCCAATTATGCTATTGATACTACCATTAGGGATAGTGTGTTTATAAACGATAGAAGAAAACCAATAGATTCTCATGCAGGGGAAGGCGTTTTTGTTTTAAACAATAGGATTTATGGTGGTGGTTGGGGAGGCGCAATTGTTCTCTTCGCTAGTTATTCGTCCGCTAAAGTTGACAATGTTATAGTTACTGGGAATCAGATAGAAAACATCAATGTTCACAGTGGGTTCGGGGCAGGTATAAATGTTGAAGGACTCCCAAACGAAAAAACAGCTTCATGTATAATATCGGACAATATTATTTTTAAATCAAGATTCAACACTTACCATATTTTTGCTTCAAATCTAAAAAACGCAAAAATAACAGGTAATATAATTAAAGATGATTTATTCGTAGGGAGAGAAAGATGTTACCCTATTACAACCAATAACGTAAAATATTTCGACATTAGTTCTAACTTTGTAGATATCTCTGATTTACTAAATTTCATTTCTATTGCACCTGCGTGTGTTAATGTAACAAACGGAGAATTTGGGACAATAACAAATAATACACTTATTAATTATATACGATGTATCACTATAGAGGGCGCAGAACCTTATATAAATATAATAAACAACCAACTTCTTATGAAAAATCCCAATTTAAGTCCAACTACACAACACATAAACTCTACTAGCAATAAAGGTATTGTTTCAAACAATACTTACAGCGGTAATATTGCCATAGCTAATGAGATAAAGAACAAACTCAAAATCAAGATGCGAGTTACATTTAACGGTACAGTTAACCCTATGATTGAGGTTCTAGAAGGACAAGAATATCTGGATGGCAATGTAGACATGAATACTCGTGAAATGATTATTAGGTTTAAAAATAATAATTTAAGTAGGGTACCTAGTACGAATGTTATCTTTCAAGAGGCATTAGGACTACCTTACACAGACGGATCAACTAGCGGACGTTGTTATCAGTATTACGCTATTCCAAACTCTGGCATAACGACTATTGGTTTTAGACCATCTGGAAGCACTTATACAGACGTTAAAAACATTACCTCGGGGACTATTTTCATTGACATAAGGTATTGATCGGGGAGGTAATTAACAAAAATTACTAATTATATTGTTATTCCCGCATAAATTCGATAGAATTAAATGGGGGGGCGGAAAATTGAAACAACAAATAAAAAAAGCATTAAAACCAGCTAAATCTTATATAACAAGAAAATACATGGAGAAAGTTCTGAAATCAGAGAAAGAGTTTAAAATTAATGCTGAAGCGAGTAGGATTAAATATCTCTTCCAATCAAATGAAAAGAGCGATAAATTACTAGTGATATTTTCAGGATTTCCTCTTAAAGGAAAACCACCTGTCTATAACTATGTGTTAACTTTCAGAAACCTTAACTGCAATAAGTTATTTATTTTAGATGATTTTGGAAATGATCCAAGGGGTACGTACTATTTGGGAACTAACGAAAACTGGTTTTTGGTCGACGAGTTAACCAACTTGATTTCTGATATTCAAAATAAAACTGGGATTAAAAACGATAATGTAACTCTTACTGGAAGTAGTAAAGGTGGTTTTGCTGCCCTTTATTATGCTTTTAAAAATAATTATGGAAATGTTATTGCTGGAGAACCACAAATAATGGTTGGCGACTATTTATCTGCAACTCAACATCTTGGAGTGTTTAATAATATTATGGGAGAACATTCTCAAGAAAAAAGGGATAAGTTAAACAATGCACTTTTGGAAGTTATTGAACAAAAGAAGAATTTTCCTAATAAAATTCAAATTCTTTGTGGTAAAAACAATGATTATTATTTAAACGCCCATATTAAATATCTTACAACATTTCTTGATAAAAAAAGCATTCCATACAATTTAAAACTAGGCGACTTTAATGAGCATTCACAAATAGGGAAACATTATCCAAAATTAGTTTATAATCATTATAATAATTAATCTTGAATACGAATTGTTAAGACCTCCTAACCAGGTGGTCTTTTTTCTTATGCCAGAAAGAAGGTGATCACAATAATAAAAACCCTAAACATAAACCGAGAAACAACAGCAATCCTAGAAAATGCATACAGTATTGGATATGATAAGGTGTCGAATCAAATATGGTCGGCATCTTTTTCTTTGCCAATAAACGATCCTAAAGTAAAGAAAGTAGAGTTATTAAAGTACGTAGAAATTACGGATAAAGACGAGTATATAGGTTTATTCCGTATCATCCCAAAACAAACTAGTAGCACAAACCATAGCGTTACTTTCCAGTGTGAACATGTCCTAGCGACACTCTTGGGGAGTACGCTTTTTAAATACCATCAATTAACGAATTACTCAACAAGAGAAGTGCTTCAGTATTTACTTGATCAACAGAAGGTTAAACATATCGTATTAGGAACCGTAGCATTTACAAGGTACTTTCATTACAGCTGGGAAAACGAAAATCTATTATCAGCTATATTTAGTGTACCGAAGCCATTTAATGAACAGAGTAGATGGTATCTTGACACAACTACTTATCCTTGGGTACTTAGTCTATTAGAAGTCGAAACAGAGCCTACATGCAGGCTTAAAGAAGGTTACAATCTAATAGGGTTTGAGATTGAAGAAGATCCGAGAAGTGTATTTAATCGCATTTATCCATTGGGTGCAGGCGAAGGAGTAAACCAGCTAACAATTGAGTCTGTGAATAATGGTGTGCCTTATATTGAAGACATTGCTCCTGGTGAAGAAATACACGAAACTGTATGGGTAGACAAGCGGTTTGAAGATGCTGCAAGTTTAAAAGCAAGCTCAGAAGCATTATTGCAAAAGTGGAAAAATCCAATTATCACATGGAAAGCTTCTGCTGCTGATGTATCATCTATTACTGGATTAGAAATTGATAAGCTAAAAGAGGGAAGAGTATTACGGATTGAATTAGATGACTACCCCACAACTGAACTAAGGATTATGAAAGAAAGTAAATCCGATATTACTGGTGATCCGGGCAATGTTCAATTGGAGATTGGTAATCTTCAGGAAGATCTGGGAACAACGCAAGCTGATTTGGAGCGAAGACAACAGATCAATGAATTGTACTCGCAAGGCGCTACTAATATTATGGTTGTTCCTGCTCAAGATAATGCAGATACTCAACATCCTTTAGTATTACCTTTTGTTATAGATGAAGATGTTGTAAATGTTAATACATTGGAATTGTGGTTACGAACTAAACCATTTAGAACATATTCTGAGACAACTAAAAACGCAGGGCAAATAGTTAAGTCAGTTGTAACTGGTGGTGGAGGTTCTGTCGTGAAAAGTAGCACAACTGGCGGAGGTGGAGCTGTTGTCCAAAGTAACACCACATCAAATGGAGGTTCTGTTGTTCAAAGTGTAACCACCCAAGGTGGAGGAAGTTCCTCTCAAACTTCTAATGCTGGTGGAGATCACAGGCATGTTGTTTTCCAAAGAACATCCGCAGGGGGACCATTTGACTTAAACACATATGCAGCTGCAGGAGGTAGTTTACTCCAACTAGAAGCATCTACTTCTACAATATCAACTGCAGGTAGCAGTGGGAATCACTCTCATGCGTATAACACTCCATCACACACTCATGGTTTAAGTATTAATATACCAGGGCATACGCATCCTTTTTCAATACAGTTACCAAACCATACACATCCGTTTGAATTTACATTACCAAACCATACACATCCATTAGAAATTAGCATTCCAGGGCATATCCATGGAGTAGAACACAAAATAATAGAGTTAGATGAAACACCTTCCAATGTGCAAATCAAAGTTGATGGCAATTTAGTTGAATTTAGCGGAACGAGCGGTGATCGCATTAACTTAATTGATTACGTGAATATGTCAGGGGGCAAAGTTACCAGAGGTAGGCATGAGGTTGAGATACTACCAGATTCATTGGCAAGAATTGAAGCTGAAGTAATCTTTAGAGTGTTTATTAAGAGCCAATTAGGAGGGACTTTTTAAATGATAAAAGTATTGGTAATTGTTACGAAAAACGGAACAAAGTATCAAATTGGAATTGATAAACCAGTTCCTGGAGTACTTAAAGAAATTAGTAAGACTAAAGGGAGATTTTATTTACCAATTGATTCATGCGCTATTGATAAAAACGAAATTGTCTCTGTTGAACAATATGAATTTGATCCGAAAGAAGGTGAGAATAATGGTTAAATTAGAAGTTACTACGCACAGTGGGGAAACTAATATCGTTGAAGTGGAAACTTATAATGCTGTTGAAATAACAGAAATGAGAAACGATCAGAGCATAGAATCAATAGCAATTGGAAACTGCAGTTTTTCACGCATTGACTTAAAAAATATAAAACCAATTGAATCTTAATTGTTATTTTTACGTATTTATGTATATACTAGGTAAAAGAGGATAGGTTGTATACGCCGATAAGAGAGATACCCGTCTCTCTTCCTCATCTAATTTAACGGGTAGACTGTGGGAGGTCTTTATAATGAGAAACGTGAAAAAAGGCATTTTAACTGTATTGTTGGCTTTATATATTGCAGCACCAATGATAGCTGGTCAATTAGATACACCGCAACCAGGTGATTATGACTTTATTGGTCCGTTACCAACTGCTGAACATCAAGAAAACTAAGAGAATCCCAATAGGGGTTCTTTTTTATATGCAGGAAATTGCTTCCTCCTGTCGAAATAAGTAGATAGGAGGGGATTAATTATGAGAAAACACGAACAAAAAGATTATTTCATCACTAACAAAGATAACGAATTTGAACAAGTAAAATCTGTAGTGAAAAAATCTTTAGACAATGCAAGAGTAGAAGACGGCGTTCCAATGTGGGAAAGCTTTTTAGAGAGATTGTATTATTCTTTAGATGAAGGGCAAGAAAAGGGAATGGAGCCTTGGCAAATCAACAGAATAATACAGTTACTTTTAAATTATGTGCCGGAAGAAGATAAAAATAATTATTAACACTAAAGCATCTCATAAGAGGTGCTTTTTATATGTACACGGGGATGCCACAACATCCCCTAGCACTCCACATGAGGTCAAACGTGGGGTGCTTTTATATTTATACGAGATATGTCGGACAGGGTAAGGGGGTCAACATGACACAGGAGGCGAAAGAAATGGAGAATGGAGAGAGGTTAGCTAAGTTAGAACAGCAGACAGACAACATTGAGCGTATTGTCACCGAACTTAACGATAATATCAAATCGTTTACTGCCATTTATGTGCCTCGTACAGAGATACAACTTATGTTGGATGCTAGAGACAAGCAAATAAGTGATCTTGATAAAAAACTTGAAAGTAAAGCAGACAGCGACGAGGTTAAGAGAATAGTTAAAGAAGATGATAATCGAAAAAACAATGCTCCTGCTTGGGCGGCAGTCATGATATCGGCTGTCGTTTTTTTGTACACAGTTTTAACAGCTTTAATTTAAAAAGGAGGAATTATCTATGGAAAACGAAGTTATGCAGCAAGTGTTGATTTTTGCCACGCTCATAGTGCCGGCAGTGATTGGTTTAGTTGAATTAGTTAAAAGGACAGTAAGTGTTAAAAAGAATATTGTGCCTGCGATTAGTTTCATTATCGGGTTGATTATCGGTACGGCAGCTTATCCGTTTACGGACATGGAATTGGTATTGCGATTGTGGGCAGGAGGATTTGCAGGGTTATCTGGTACAGGATTATTTGAATTAATTAAGAAAAGAAATGGAGTGACTAAATAATGACAGTATCACTACAAACATTATTAGACAGATCAAACCGGAACATGGACAAGGGTACGCATCCAGTAGTAAGGGATAAAGCTTTAGAATTGATTAAAAGAGCTTATAAAGAAAGGATCTACGTCCAAATTAGTGAGGGTTATCGCTCTCATGCTAGGCAACAAGCATTATATGATCAGGGTAGAACGACACCAGGTAACATTGTAACCAATGCTAAGCCTGGTCAATCTATCCATAACTATGGTACTGCAGTAGACTTCTTTCTTGTATCAGATGATGGCCAAGATGCAATCTGGAAAGTAGATAAAAAATGGAGACGAGCTGCAGCTATTGGTAAGTCACTTGGATTTGAATGGGGAGGAGACTGGAAAAGCTTTAAAGACTACCCTCATTTACAGATGCCCAATATATCCAGTGGTAAGCCATCTACACCAAGTTATGGTAATAGTAAAGTTATCATAAAAAAGATACAAACCTATGCCAACAAGTACTATAATGCAGGGTTAAGAGTAGATGGCTATGATGGCCCTAAAACGAGAAAAGCACTTCTTAAGGCTTATCAAACCGAATTAAATAAACAATTTGACAGAGGTTTGGTTAAAGATGGTGTTTGGGGTCCTAAGACAGAAAATGCAAGTATCATTGTTTATCCTGGAGCAAAAGGAAGACTTACTTGGATTATCCAAGCATTGCTATACTGTAAAGGTTATGACCCAAAAGGGTTAGACGGTATTTTCGGTAGTGGATGTGAAGCTACAGTAAGAGAGTTTCAGGAATCTGAAGGATTAGTTGTTGATGGCCGTGTAGGTCCAGTAACATTTAAGCATTTGTTTAAGTAAGAAAAAGAGCGCTCCATAATGGGGCGCTTTTACATATCCTCAAAGAAATATAACAGGTTGGCATCGGGAATGATATTATTACCCTCATCATCTTTCCAATTACTTAAATCCTCATTATTTTGTAATAAAGCTTGGATTTCCTCATATTCTTCTTTAGATTTAGGCCTTATCGTCTTAATGATATCATAACCTATACGTACCTCAAATCGTTCCTTATCTTGTCTAATCATATACAGACCTCTACCGTAAAAGGCTATCATAGTATATCTCCTTTATAGTTGTTAGAGATGTATTCGACAGATTTATGGTTTATCCTTCTTTATAAATCAGGACTCTCTGTATAAGGTATAATATTCTTAATCTCAAAATCCGTAGCCTTGTCTCCAGACATGTATCTATGTGCAACCTCAGCAGTCATTTCTCTAAGTTGTTCACTTGTAAAAGTGTACTTTCGTCCATCTATAATGTAGGAGTCATTTAGCTTTCGCACTCTGTTATAGTATTTACCTCTAAGCTGATTAAAGTCATCCTGCATCTGCTCAACTACATGATCTATCTTACTTAAATATAGGTTAGCCATTGACCAATTTTTAAATAGTGGTCGATCATGTTTAAATACATTAATGGCTAACGGCAGAGCGATATACTCTTTTATTTGTTGGTCCATGCGATCACCTTCTATAAGAATATTTGTTCTTATAATATCATAAAAAAAGACCGCATTGCGCGGTCAACCACCTGGATCTGGATCTCTTCTCATTATATTCACTTCCTCTCGTACAAATCATCAACCTTGCAGCCTAACAATTCAGCTAACCTAAAGGCATTTTCCAATGAAGGGTTACTATGCCCGTTAATCCATCTGGATAACACTACTTGGCTAACCCCTAGTTGATCAGCAACCCACTTCTTTTTAAATCCTCTAATCTCTAAATACTCATTTATTTTGTTTTCCATCCAATCACCTATATACCTATTCCACAAGGCTTCTTTAATATCCTTTATACAATTAGTTTAAATTTATTTAAAGTAATGTGTAATCAATCTACCTTAACCTGCATATAGTTTATTAAGTTCACTTCACTATTCACATTAATGTTCTCTGCATGACTATACATTTCTCTATTCTAATATTGTTTTCAATACCTTTTAACTCTGTCCAATCCATCATTAAGAAAGGGGGATAATATGTATATTATCTATGGAATCACTCTTGTATCTTTTTACTGGCTGGGGATGCAGGTTTTTGCGAGTGATTGGAGTAAGGATGAACAGTTGCCGATCTTACCCAGGTCAAACACATCCGTTGTAATTGGTAAGTTTGAAAATGGATATGTATATCACAACTTTAAAAAGTTCGCTCACATGATTGTTGCAGGAACAACGGGGTATGGAAAGACAAATTTTATTAAATGTCTCATATCACAATTAAACGGAGAAATAGTTCTAATTGACTTAAAAGGAGGGTTTGATTATGGGAAGGTCACTGCTACTGATATTACACAAGCTCGTATAGAGTTAGAAAAAGTAGTAGGGGAAATGAAACAACGGAGACAGTCTCATATTTATGTCATTATTGATGAAGCCGGAGAGTTATTAGCACCTGCACACTTAACCAAAAAAGAAAGTAGCGATTATTTAGCTTGTCAAGCAGCTATAAGTGAAATAGCAAGATTAGGTAGAGGATTCCACGTACATCTAATATATGCCACTCAATACCCAACAAAAGACATCCTAAATGGTCAAGTAAAGCAGAATGCGGAAACACGTATTTGTTTCAGGTTGCCGACGGAAATAGCTTCGAGGGTTGCTCTAGATGAATCGGGAGCTGAAGCACTTCCCTCTGGCCAATATGGGTTAGGTATTTACAAGAAGGATTACAAGCTAAGTATGAAAAGCTTTCAATTCGAGGAAAGGGATGGTTGGGATGTTAAAGTCAGAGATCCGCAAAGAGAGGGAAGCCAGGATACTTTCAAGATTAAATAA